GTGTAATCTTGCGCACCAGCAGTGTTAACCAGATACAACGTCAACCCACCAACAAACGCTAGCACAGAGCCAACAGTGGCAAATGCAGTGGTTGTTGAGTGGTAATTGTTGTACACAATAAACCCAGAAGTAAACGTAACTCCCGTAGGAGCGGTAGAACCCTGCCGGTCAAAGACCGCTCTATAAATTGTGCCTGGCGTTGGCGATCCCAACACAGAAGTTGTATCTGTAATAATGAGAGCATCCGCTGACGAATTAATCGCAGCCTTATCGGCCAATGACATCCGGGCACCTGGCCCCGAGCCATACGGAATCGCTGTGGAATGTGGTTGAAAAATTGGTTCCTCAAACGAAACATCATATTCCGCATAGAGGTAACCAACCTGCCCAGACGATCCCACCTGGGTGTAGACTTGGAGCTCCTCGTGAATGGTATCATCGAGGTCAACACTGGTGGTAGAATCCACTAGCTTAAACTCCCCAGTACAATCAATATTGATCATTGCTGGCGCCCACAATGGGGTAAAAATTGCATTACCTTGACTCATTGCACGTGGCAAGAAAGAGCCAGCCTCACCTTGTAGGCATGGCTGAGTAACACTGCGGCTACTACACATGACAACTTGTCCGGCAGCACTGGTAGCCACCTTAGGCACATAATGCACCCTAAGCGTGTTCCAGCGATACCGTTCAAACGATCGCGCAAGGTTACCTAGCATGGCAGACTGAAAATATGCCGGACTAAGTAGTGCCGATTTCCCCAACCCAAACGTACTGGTTCCATTTCCTTCAACGGTACCAATAAAGTCCCGTCCGATAATACGCGCCGTCTCGTTCGTTCGAGTGACAATCGGCTTCATAGTGCTAATAGTAGTACCAATAGAAGTGGATGGGTACGAACGTGTAATGCTCGTGCCCACGGATTTTGGACCACCAGTAGTAGCACTCTTGCGTTTACCTAGTTGTGGTTGTGTTGTGATGGGGGATTTTCTCAAGTTCCCCCGCTTGTTTGTTTGTTTGCTCTTCGGCATTGTGTTTATTTTGCTTGATTCTTGTGTTTTTGGTAAGTTATCTCCGAGAATTTCTCCGGCCCGCAGCAAATACTGCATTCCGACGGGGATGGCAAAGAGCGTGCCCAAGACACCATTTCCGAAGTTACGCCAAAAGAAGTCGCTGTCTGCCTTTCGCAGATCACCCCCTCTTGCGTACACTTCATCGTGGTCACGGCACGTCTGATCCAATTCATCATCCGCCGGAATCGTGGGTATGACACTTGACTGCCACTTCCCATCGGACCAGTAGGGTCCACAGAATTTTCCATACATTACAGTGGTGCGCTGGTAAGATCTGCAACACTATCAACGGCTCTAACCACATATGGTAGAACCTGTTGACGGTACACATCTTCCATGGCCACCTGCTCATCTGGCGTGATCCCCCACGCCTCAAAGAAGGTAACACGCGCAGACACACTAACTACGGATCTCTTGGACTCTAACCCTCTTGCCATCATACGTGCTCCGGTAGCCATAGCTGGGTGTCGTGAAATATTGGATGGAACACCATTCCTCATGTACATCGTGTACATTTCTTGGAACACTGGCACTCCACTCGTCAAAGCCAACCCACACTCACCTACGGCATACAACCACTTGCGGAAGACTCCCTCAGAGTCAAGCGGGATTATAGATAGTGAATCTTTCTCCCGCGCTGCCTCAATATTCCGCACCATGGTCCACCCGTGCACCGTCTCAATCGGATGCATCTGGCAAAACTCAATTTCCGAGAAATTGAACACCGGTTTTTCCACCGTCATTCTAAATCCCAGATTCAAAAACCAAGCATCAAGCCCTTCTTGGAACTTGGGGATATAACGTCTCTCCATAAACACGACACAGTCATCTCCGTTATTAGCGAATCTGATCTTTATCTCTTTCTGTCGGCA